GAAAACGGATTTTTAGCTCAAGTAAATCCATATTTAGAATCAGTACAACAAAGACAAGGTTTATACGCGTTTAAAGTTGTAATGGATGCTTCAAATAATGGACCAGACGTAGTGGATAGAAACCAAATGGTAGGTGCAATATATTTACAGCCAACGAAAACAGCTGAATTTATTTACTTAGATTTCAACATTTTACCAACTGGAGCTCAATTCCCGTCATAAAAACTAAAAATTTAGATATTTATAATAAAAATAAAAAGAAAATAAAATGGCAGTATTAAACCCAAACGAAATATTTTTCACAGCTTTTGAACCAAAAGTAGCTAATAGATTTATAATGTATGTAGATGGAATTCCTTCTTATATCATTAAGGGTATTAGTGGAATGGGTTTTGCACAAGATGAAATTGTACTTAACCACATCAATACTTATAGAAAAGTAAAAGGTAAATTAAGATGGAATGACATCACAATGCAATTATTTGACCCAATCACTCCATCAGGTGCACAAGCAGTAATGGAATGGACAAGATTACATCATGAATCAGTAACTGGTAGAGATGGTTACTCTGATTTTTACAAAAAAGATCTTACAATTGATGTATTAGGTCCTGTAGGTGATGTAGTTTCTGAATGGATTATTAAAGGAGCATTTATTAAAGATGCATCATTTGGTGATTTCAATTGGGACACAGATGGTGAAGCACAAAACATTGATTTAACAATCGGAATGGATTATTGTGTATTAAATTTCTAAAATTTCTTTTAAATATTTTTAAAAATAGCTTGGCTTCGGTCAAGCTTTTTTTTATATTATATATGTATAATTGATAATTAAGTTATAATAAATAAAATTTATATGAACCAAACAAATAATACTCCGCAACCTTCTACACCTGTAGAAAAACCTCAAGCGGCAGTTTCTAAACCAAAATTTAAATTTCCAACTGAAATAGTAGATTTACCTTCTAAAGGTTTAATTTACCCTAAAGACAATCCTTTATCATCAGGTAAAGTGGAAATGAAGTATATGACAGCTAAAGAAGAGGATATTATAACTAATCAATCTTTCATCCAAAAAGGAACAGTAATAGATAAACTTTTAGAAGCATTAGTAGTAAGTGAAGGGGTAGATGTTGAAGATCTTATTGTAGGTGATAAAAATGCTTTATTAGTAGCGTCTAGAGTATTAGGATATGGTTCAATTTATAAATTTACATATGGTGGTGAAGATTATGAAGTTGATTTAGCTAATTTAGAAAATAAAAAGTTTGATGAATCTTTATTCACCCCAGGTGAAAATAAATTTTCATTTCAAACTCCTCATGGAGAAAATTTAATTGAATTTCAATTAATGACTGATAAAATTGAAAAGAAAGTATCAGCAGAATTGAGAGGATTAAAAAAGATCAGTAAAGGTGTAAGTCCTGAAATGTCAACTAGATTAAAACATATGATATTATCAGTAGACGGAAATCCAGAAAAAAAAGATATTAGAGAATTCGTAGATAATTTTTTCCTAGCACGAGATGCAAAAGCTCTTAGAGATTATGTTGTCAAAGTCCAACCCGATGTTGATTTCTCATTTGAACGAGAATTATCAAATGGTGAATTAGAAGAAATTGACATTCCAATAGGTGCCAACTTTTTTTTCCCTGACGCCTAATCAAGCTATAGAATATAGACATAATTTATTTACACAAATCCACGAAATAGTATTTCATGGACAAGGAGGATATGATTGGCATACTGTATATGGTATGCCTATGTGGTTAAGAAATTTTACTTATAAAAAAATAGTAGATCACTATGAAGAAAAAAATAAACAAAATAGTGGAACTTCTTCAAATGATTTAGAAAAAGGAAGAGATATTCTTAAACAAGCTCAAAGAAATGATCCTTCTAATGCAAATCAAAATAAATACACTGATAAATTTAAAAAAGCATCCCCAAAAATAAACGTCCCAGACTTCGTTACATCAAAAGCTAAAAAAGTTTAAATTACTAATATTTATAACAAAATAGCTTAAATGGCATTGGATCCTAAAATAATAGCAAAACTTAAAAAAGATTTAGCTGAGATAAATAAACTCTATAAACAGTTAAATATGGAGCCGTTATCTATAGAGATTGAAACGGCCGGTGTAGATGATATACTACTTGTTAAGCAATATTTACGAGAAGCAAAAGAACTTACAGAGGATTTAAATGAAGGATTTGGGGGAATGGCCGAATCTATAAAGAATATTGTTCGAGAATGGAAATCAGGTTTTGCAGATCCTACAAAAGAAGCAACCAAATCATTTACTAAATTAAAGGGATTAGCTGAAAAATTTTCGGATGACGCTACAGGTTTAGCTGAAATGAAAGGTAAAGAAGTTGCAGCTAATAAAAAATTAATTGCACTTGAAGTTAAAAGATTAACTCTTTTAAAGGATGAATTAAGTAAAAAAGAAGTCCTTTCAACTGCTGAAGAAACAATATTAGCAAATTTAAATTCTGAATATGAAGTCCAAAAAGAACTTCTTAGTCTAGCAGAAGAAAGAGTAAAAAAAGAAAAAAAGATTCAAAAATCAATGGGTTTAACTGGTGCAGCAGTTAAATCAATATCTGGTGCTTTAGGTAAAATTGGAATGTCAAGTAGTTTTTTTGAGGGCATTGAAGGTAATATGAGAGAAACAGCAAAATCAGGAGGAAAATTTGCTGTAGCCATGACAGGATTAAAAGGAATTGTAAGTGGTATAGGTGAAGCTATAACAGATCCACTTGTTGTTTTTACAATGATTGTAAAATCTGTTAAATTTTTAGTAGGAATATTTGATCATGTTTTAAAATTAACAAACAAAATAGGTCAATCTGTTGGAGTAGCAGGATATGAAGCTAAAAATCTAAAAGCACAAATGCATGCAGCTGGTGACTTATCAGGTGATATGTTTTATAATACTGAAGAAATGGCTGGGGCTTATGATAAGCTTAATAAAGCCGCTGGAATGAATTTAAAATTTAATGCTGAAAATGCTCAAACTTTTCAAGATTTAACTCTTTATATGGGGGTAAGTGAAGAAGCAGCAGCACAATTATTTAAAATATCAGCTCAAACTGGAAAATCATTTAATGAAATGTATGACCAAGTTAGAGATATTACTCAATCTTTAAATGAAAGTTCTGGTTATTCTATTTCAACACAAGATGCTATTGAAGCTATAGGACAATCTAGTGGAACAGTTAGATTTAATATAAAAGGAGGAACAGAAGGTTTAGTTAAAGCTGCCCACACAGCTAATAGATTAGGTTTAAGTATGAATGAAATAGCAGCAGCAGCCGCTACCCATTTAGATTTTGAAAGTTCAATTGCAAAAGAAATAGAAGCAGAAATGTTTTTACAAAAAGATCTAAACCTAGACAAATTAAGATACGCAGCTTTAACTGGAAATACAGCTATGGCCGCCGAAGAAGAAGCAAGATTAATTAAAGAAAATTATAAATCTTTAAAAGGTAATGTATTAGCCCAACAAGCATTTGCAGATGCAACTGGAATATCAATGGATAGTCTTGGAACTGCTTTAAGTAAACAAGAAGAATTAGAGGGTTTAAGTGGAAAAGCTTTAAAAGCTAAATTAGCAGAACAAAAGGCACAAAAAGAAATGGGACAGGATGCTCAAGCTTTTGACAGAACTATGGCTAACACATTGTTACAAATAAAAGCAATGTTAGAACCTTTAGCTAAAGTTGTTGGTCCTATGATTTTAGGTATGGCAAAAGCAATAGGTCCTATATTAAAGAAAATAGGTGATTTTGCAAAATCGGATATTGGTAAAGGATTTTTAAAAATAGCAGGGGTTGGTTTAGGGACAGCTTTAGCAGTTAAAGGATTTAACAAGTTAAAAGCTAGACTAACAGGTGTAAAAACTGGTGACAGTAATAATACTTACACTATGGATGGTAGACTAAGAGTATCAGGAGATGGTGGTAGTGGTAGTGGTATGGATATGTTAAAAGGAGGAATGAAAGGTAATATCTTTAAATATTTAGGTAAAAAAGGAGGATTATCAAGAACTCTTAATAGAGGCCTTATTAGAATGTTTGGTAAAACTAAATTTACTAAATTATTATCTACTAGAGTTTTGGGCCCAATGAGTACAGCTGCAAAGGGTATTACAAAAGAATCAAGTATAATAGCAAAAGCTATTAATTTTGTTCCATCAAAAATTAACCAAGGGTTAGGTAAAGTAGTATCATCTTCTGGATCTAATTTAGAAAAGAATTTTGGTACTAACAATATGTCCAAAATAGCAAAACAAGGTTCATCTGGAAATGTAAAAGCTTCTAAAATGGCTAGCAAATTTTCATCACCAACAACAACAAAAGCAACAACAAAAGCAGCAGCTAAAGGAGGTAATATTTTTAGTAGAGGATTTTCTGCACTTAAAGGGGTAGCTAGTAAGGGAATGGGCATGGTAAAAAGTGCAGGTTCTGCTATAAGTAAACAAGCCAGTAAATTAAGTCCAATGAAAGCTCTTAAAAAAGCTTTTAAATCTCCTTTAGCAAAAGGATTTGGAAAAGTATTTGGACCTATTATGGCTGCTGTAGAAGGAATAGGAAATGTTAGTTCATCTATATCAAATGCTAAAGCAGCAAAAATGGCTGGAGAAAATATTGATTTAGGGGCATTAGGTAAAGAAATAGTACAAGGAGCAGCATATCCAATAGCTAACTTAGCAACAAACTTAATACCAGGAGTTGGTACTGCAATTTCACTTACTGATGGTATTTTAAGTGCTTTTAATTTATCTCCAATAAAATGGTTAACTGATAATTTAATAGATTTAATACCAAATGATGCTTTTACAGGATTAGGTAAATTTGCTGTAGGAGATGATAAACCAGAATCAGGAGAAGTAACAAAATTAGCAACTGGAGGTATTGTAACTGGAGCTACAAATGCTATAGTTGGAGAAGCAGGACCAGAGGCAGTTATTCCATTAAGAGAATTTTATGCTAAATTTGATGAGCTAATAAGTGCTGTAAATAAGGGTGGAAGTGTCTACTTAGATGGAAATAAAGTAGGATATTCACTAGCATTGCAATCTTCCAAAATGTAGTAATATTTATAACAAAACCAATTAAAACAAATAATTATGGCAGAATCAATTTTAAAAATGTTTGATGCAGACGGTTCACGTTTAGGTGTACCTGTATCACCAGCTGATGGAACTATTAATGATGATATTAGTGTTCAAGGTATTTCAAAACTACATGACCAATATTCAAATATTGGAGATCCGAACCTAACATCACCAGCATACAATAATATGGGTGCAGCAGCTATGGGGTATACGAATCCTAGCCCATCAGCATTAGGTCAAAGAACACAACTTTACCAAGAACCATCATCAAGATATAAAAATAACGCACCTGAAGGAAGGTCATTCTAAATATTAGTAAATGCCTTTAATTACTTCTACTACAGCTCTCAACAAACTGAAGTGGGGTTACGATAGATTTAATGCTGGTACATCCGATGGCAGTAACCAACCTTATATCAGACGTGATATCCCAGGGGTTAATGTTGATGATCCAAATCCTACACTATTTAATGATGGTGAAGATCTTCCTGCAAAAACAGGAATTGATTTTTTACTTAGAAATGGATTTAGAGCACCTGCAGATGCTTTACGAGACGTTAGTAGATTGTTTAAAATGTTTACTGATTTAAAAACGCCTAATGGTCTTTTATTTACGGCAGCACAAAATATATTATCTCGTACAGCAGTAAAAACAGAGGCTTCTTATG